AAGCACTTTAGGCATGCCAGTATCCAATCATGAGGTTGAAACGGTTTTGCTCATTGATAGGCCTGACCTGCTGCGTAATGTTGCCGTGCTCGTCAATGTAATTGAACTCAAAGCCAGGAAAGTGCGACTCATTCAAGCCGTGAAGCTTGTGATGCTCACCCCAAAAGCCTGGCGGCTCGTTCCATGGAACCGTAAAAAGCAGCGTCTTGCACTGGTTCTTAAGCTTTTGTAGCACTTCCAAGCCGTTGTCCAGATGCTCAATCACCTCAAAGGCAATGATCGTGTCGTACTGACCAAGCTCAATCTTGTTGATGTCAGCATGAACAAACTGTGCGCTTGGACTCCAGCCCTGCTCGTTAGCCACATCCACAATGATGGGGTCGTAATCCAGCCCTGTGTAGTTAACGCTTTGCGGCATGAACTGTACGCCGTAACCCGTTGAGCAGCCAATCTCTAATACTTTCGTGCCCCGCATGTGCTTAGCAGCCCACTGATAGCGCCGCATCTCCCGCGGAAATACTTCATCACCTTTCAAAAACACAGCACGCTCGTAATTGTTGGAGAGCTTCCAGCGATACCAATCCAAGTTATGCTGCTTAGCAAGCTTTAAGGTGTTTCTCGCAAAGATCTGGCTCCAGTTTTGTACTAAGCCAGGGTCATGCATGGTTGCCTCACCCTTGTGATACATGGGGAAGCAATTAACCCACTGCACACCATCCCAAGTCTTTGGGAAGCACTCGCTAATATCCCAGCCGGCTTTTTCAGCGCGAACACAAAAGTCAATGTCTTCACTGCCACCAACGCCAAAACTGATGTCGAGCAGGCCAATCTGGTTGAAGACCTGCCTGCGTATCATCGCGCAGAAAAACACAATGAACTCGCGCTGAGTGACTTCAGAAAATAACCGCAAGGCACCTGAAATGCCGCATTTGGGGTTGCTCAAAGGCTCATCAAGCATTTGCAGCCATTGGCTTTTAGCCTGGGGCAGCAAGATCACATCGTTGTTGAGCAGCACAATCTTGTCTGCTGTTGATGCTGCGATGCCGGCGTTGGATGCGCCTGCATAACCAAGTGGCGCATCACTCCACACCACCTTTAAGTGATCATCAAATCCAATGCTTTCAAACTGTGCTTTAAGCGCCTTGAGATAGTCAGCCGAGCTATCAGTGCAACCATTTGCTGATATGACCAACTCAACATCGGTCATATCAGTGTACTTAAAGATGGACTCTAGGCAGGGCTTGAGCAGGTCCTCACAGTGGTTGTAAGTCGGGATGACAATCGAGTAATTCATCAGAAAGTCCCACCATCAACCCCGCCAGTAATTGCATTGGTGCTCCCATTAACTGACAAGCCTGCATCAACCAAAACGGACTGATTGCCAGTTGATGAGCTTGCCGCAAACAGAATAAAGCCTGCTGAAGTGCTGGCCGTTGTGGCCACAGTTGCCGGTGGGGCACCAGAAAATCCGCTAGTACCCGAAAAGCCTGAAGTGCCTGAAAAGCCAGAAGTGCCAGAAGCTCCAGAAAAGCCGCTGGTGCCTGAAAATCCGCTCGTCCCCGAGAAGCCACTCGTGCCTGATGCGCCGCTAAAACCTGAAACACCCGAAAATCCTGATGTGCCAGAAAATCCGCTCGTACCAGAAAATCCACTTGTACCTGACGCGCCCGAAAATCCAGAGGTCCCAGAGAACCCTGAAACGCCACTACCTGAGAACCCAGAAGTTCCTGAGAAGCCACTTGTGCCCGATGCACCACTGAATCCTGACACTCCACTAAAACCAGAAACACCAGAAAATCCACTCGTGCCAGAGACGCCTGAAAACCCTGAAGTCCCAGAAAACCCGGAGGTGCCTGAGAATCCCGAGGTGCCGCTAAACCCTGAAGTGCCACTAGCACCTGAAAACCCTGACACACCACTTGATCCTGGATTGTCACCGCTGTAGCCAGAAATGCCGCTAAACCCTGACGTTCCAGATGTCCCGCTAGTGCCAGAAAAACCCGAGACACCAGAAAATCCTGAGACACCGCTAAATCCTGATGTGCCAGAAAATCCTGAAAAACCGCTAACTCCAGAGAATCCTGAGACACCACTAAAGCCTGAAAATCCACTAACACCAGAAAGACCCAGCCCAGAAAAGCCACTAAAGCCTGAAATTCCAGAAAATCCTGAGACGCCTGATGCGCCCGAGAATCCTGAGACGCCACTTGAGCCAGGATTGTCGCCGCTGTAACCAGACACGCCTGAAAACCCAGATACACCTGAGAATCCAGAGACGCCAGAAAATCCCGAGGTGCCTGACGCCCCCGATACCCCACTAAATCCTGAAGTGCCGGAAAAACCGCTAAAGCCAGATGTGCCGCTAAAACCTGAGAAGCCAGAAACGCCTGACGCGCCTAGTGCATTAGTCCAAGTGCCGCCAATTGCACCTTCAAACTGCGATGACTGCGTGTTAAAGCGAATCATCCCGTCTTGTGCGACAGGCCTTTGCGATGTGTTGCCTTTGGGCAAGGTCAACGATGCAGTGCCCGGCACTACCGGATTGTCAGCCAATCCCACGGTGGGATTAGCACCATCACCCGTGCCATTGGTTACATCAATCTCATCAGCCGTACCCGTGAGCGTGACAACGCCAATGCTGTTGCCACTAGTGCGCGACAAAAGACCAACGCCTGAAGACTGTGCCAGGTTCAAAACCAAGCCAGAAAGTGACACGGTTGGGTTGCCAGCAACGCCATCGCCATCAGCAACGCTAATACCTGCCGTTCCAGCCGCTATAGAGCGCGCTGTGAGCGTTGTTGCGCTGGTCTTGACCTGAATACCCGTCCCGGCGGCTACGAGGCTTGCAGCGGCTCCTGAGAGGCTTAGAACAAGGGTTGAGCCAGCACCGTTGTCCGTAAGCGTTAAACCACCGCCTGAAGTGCTTAATTGCCGTGACTGTGAAAGTGAGCCTTCACTGGTTGCTGTGACAAAGCTGTAGTTGGTTACAGGAACCGCGGCAATATCTGCCACCGTTGTTTTGACGGTGCCACCATCCTGAACGATGGGCACAAGCTCGGTGCCCGTGAGGGCATCGGCGGTCGGTAACTGGGTGATGGTTTGATTGGCCATTAGGGTGACACCGCTATTCCATCAAGGTTCCCATTGTTCTCAGGCGTCTGGGTGTTGCCTTCCGTCGAGACAATGACATTTTGCTGATCCGTTGTCACCAGATTATCCTGGATTGCGGCCACCGATACATCAGGCCTTGGAAAGCGCAGGTTAATGCGCTCAGTTTGCCGGGCTGGCAGGCGATACGGATCTTTCTCGTCTCTGCAATTTTCTTCACACACCATCAGCCCTGGGAAGTTGATGTCAGGTCCCAGGGTGGCGTGAGGGCGCTTCATGCGGCAACGATCGCAAATACCAATAGCGATGTCGCTGTAGCCCTCCGTGTCAAGAAACATTGGCATTATTTCGTGTACACCGAAATGTTGGGGGCAAAGTAGATCGGGCTGCGATCGCGCTCTTCAGCCTCAGCCAGTGCCAGGTACTTGCCAGCCTGATCCTCGAGGTATTTGATGCGCTCCATGGGCACAGCAGGTAATTCCATGCTCAATTGGTGCGCCAACATGCCGATTGTGGCCAGATACCACCGCTGCGGGATCTGCAATTCGTCGGTTAGATCGCCCACATCCATGATTTGCTTGGAATACCAGACGGTCATTTGCACATACCACTCATTGGGGACCGGCCAGAGGTAAATTTCAGGCTGCGGGACCGTCCGATTGAACCAAAACTGGTAAGGCTGATTGGCCGTGAAGTTTTTGTTGGGCAAATTGGTGTAATCATCACGATTAAGCCTTGCCATTTGGATTTCACGCGAGTTATTGCCCACATAAAACTCACGCAAGGCTAGTGTCGTGCCGCCAGAGGCCCTTACTCGGTAGTATTGGACGCTCTGACCGGGGTCAATGTCATACCAGGCCCACTTTTTGTCGGTTACAACCACTGATCCGATGTCATACAGGGTGTTCCAGGTAATAGCATCGGTCGAATACTCGAGGGTGAGCGTCCATGTGGCACTTCCACCACCAGAAATATAGGGGAGCAGGCCGATTGACCCAGCATAAATCGGGTTGCTGGTGCCAAAATTGATCGCGATATTGCCATTCGTGCTTGTTTGCAGGCAGTAAGTATCGACATCGCTGTCTCCTGCATAAGCTGCATTGCCACCAGCGCTGCTTGAGTAGCTGCCCGAGGGCCTTGTTAATGTGCGGTAGAGCACATTCAAGGCGTCATTAGCGCCCACCGGCAAGGTGTAAATGTACTTTTCTGGCGTTAAGCCGATGACTTCCTTCTTGATGGCCCAGTATTGGATGCCGATGTTGATCAGGTTAGTCAGTGTGAAGCCAAGCGACTCGCGTGCGGTTAGTAATTGCTCGCTGGTTAGTTCTTCAGCAAGCTTGCCACAGCGCCTCGCAGCGTGGTCAATCAGCGTCTGGACATTAAAAACCTGGCCATAGGTATCGGAATAGGACATCTCACCACCCTGGGCAATTCCAGCGCTTCATGGAAGCTCTGGAGCGTGATCCGCGCTCAGACTTGCGCGCTACAGGACCCATGCGAGCGCAAAATGAATCTCGCCTTGCGCCACCTTCAGGCTGTGGCGCCTTCAAATTTGATCCTGTTTCTCGGTTGTACTTGGCTCTGCCTTTGGCCGTGAGACCCGCGCCTTGATCCGCTGGAAGCTTCTCACCACGGCCAATCGCAAGGCTCGGACCGCCGTCTTTAAGCCGTTCAGGAAGTTTTGCATACGATTTCCCTTTCACATTGGACTGCGTAAACTCTGCAGCCACATCAGGTCGAATGCCTACTTTCTTGGCAAACTTGGGATTGTTCTCAGCAGCTTTCATCAGCCGGAACTGCGCTTTAGTCTTGGCAGGCATTTAAGCTATCTGCCCCATGGTAACAATCAACGAAGGGATGGCCGGGTACGCAGGCGTCACACTTGATGGCAGTGCCTCAAGCGTTACATCCGTTGATTCAGGCAGCCAAAACAACTGCACATAGTTAGTGGCGTTCAAATCTAAGTAAAAGTTCCAGGCGGCCACCGCAAAACCAAAGATGCCCGCATTCTTACGCGCTGGCACCGTAACTTGCGTTGATGAGTTGGCAAGATCTGAACCGTTGACCTTTATCCAAATTGTGACAATGTGCTGCTCGTTAGCGACATTCTTGAACTGGGCGCTGAATTGAAAGTTATAAATGCCGTCATTGGGCACCGTAAAACGGCTATTGCTAACCAGGGTAATGCCATCGGTAATGTCTACCGTATTGCAAGTCATGGCCGTGCCAGCGGTGGTGCTTCCCGTCTGATCTAGGGTGCTACTAAAGCCGCCATAAGCCGCGCTAAACGCACGCAAATCACCGATGGTTGATTGCACATTCGCGCCACTTTGCACTAACGGCACAAGCTCTGCGCCCGTCAGCGTTGCGGCTGCTGGCATTGCCGAGATTTTTTGGTCAGCCATTACGATTGCTCCAAAACAATTTTGCTGTTGTCTTCTTGCAGCACATACCCTGGAGAAGTCTCATCCAGGATATAAAAAGTGGTTGGCGGCAAGGTGCCATAAGTATCGACTACGCCATTATCACCAACATCAAGGCCGTAGTCGGTGCCACCGATAACATTCTGGGCGCCAACACCTAATGCAAAGCCATCCGAGGTATTGGCTTGGTTGGCAACGCTTGAGTAGCCAACAGGAGCCATCAAATACCCGCTTGAATGAGTTTAAGCGTTGCAGTACCAGAGCCTGAGTTAACCAGTAGCTTGATGGCCGTCACCGGGAATGCATAGTTGCCATCAGCAGCCGCTACTTCGCCTGCTACCGTGGGATGACTAAACCAAGTAGAAATGGTGCCTGCAGGGTCGTCAAATGAGTGCTGGACGGTGTAATCAACCGTGCCTGATACCGTGACACCAAAGCCCACATTGAACGGGCTGAT